ACTGATTCTCTTTGATTGCATCAAGAAAATCAGCATCTGTTATTTTGCCGGAATCAATGGTAAAATCACCATTGAATTTCGGCAATCCCTTATCAAAGAAGTTATTCAAATCAAGGCAGATTTCATTCAGCATTTTTCTTTCTTCCTCTTCTTTTCGGCTTTGGTGCTTCCACTTCAGCAGGCTGTTCATCTGCTTCAGTTTCAACAGGCTTGTTCATGAATTCTTCTTTCACTTCTTCAATGACTGCTCGGCCTCTTTTGTTACTGTCAGAAAGCAATTCTTTGATTCTTTCTTCACTTGGCGTATATCCAGAGCGAGGGAATGAATCCCCCGCCCTGTATCTATACTCATGGTCAAGCAAATCTTTGAAGTTTTCGATTGCTCTATATGCCGCCATCATCAAACTCCTTCACTTTCAAGCACCAGACCGCTCAAATCAAAGGTCTGCTGTGTGGTGTGGCTGTCATTAGATGAAACCATCTTTAACATCTGGCTCTTAGGATTGGAAATCTTGAACACACCATTTCTGTCAGTATCATCAATGCATTCAACCAAATCAATGCCGCTTGCAGAAGGAACAAGACCAACTTTCAAGCTTGTTGCTGTTTCATCTGGGTCTGACCAATGCAGTGCAAGGAAATATCCATCACCTGCAAGCGGGCCAGAAGGAGAAAGGCCACCTTCAATGAATTTCAGCTTTCCAGAAATCTTGTTTCCGTGCACTTCCACATCACTCTGCATGTCGCTTGCTTTTTTGTCCGTCCAAGGGAACACTGCCTCATCAGTTTCGGACGCAACTGTGAGGCTCGTTAAGGGTTTGCGTCTACCGTGATAACAGCAATTCCATCAGCATACTCTGCCCACAGCTTGATGCCCATGATTGCAAAGCTTTCACCAACAGCAGTGCCATAATTGCCCTGTGCATGGAAGCCAATCAAATTGGTTACACCATCAGTGGTATAATTGAGGCCAAGTTCACCGAAAGAAGCAGGGTCTGCATAGTACAGAACCAGATTCTCCGCAGGAGTTGCAATGACCGTTCCCTGCTCGATCTCAGAGGAAATAATCATAGTTTTTGCGCCAAGGAAATTCTGCACATAATCCAAACCAAACAGGCTCTGGATGCTGATGCTTGCATCTCCAAGATATTCATACACATCAAGAGTGTTTACAAAAACAACAACATCAGTGCTGTTCTTGCGCATCTTCTTGAATTTGTCACGAACCTTGCCAATTGCCATGGCAACTGCCTTCTGCCACTTGTCATAAGTTGCAGTGATTGCATAGGTGTCATCCGCAACAAAGGAATAGAATCCATCAGTCACCTTGCCCTGCAACTCATTAAGGAATGCTTCATCACCCTTCTGAATTGCAATGTTTGCGCCATAGGTTTTTACTTCCTCAACAGTCACAGCCTTTGCATACTTTTCAAGATCAAGGTCTGCATGTGCAATCTCGGTGATTGCCTGCTTGCTGTAAGGAATCACAGCACCTGCCGGAACATCACCATCTTCAAGCGTAACTTCTGCCGTGTAGGAAACAAGCTTTGTGCCGTTCTCTTTCTTGACAGGATTCATGATGCCAAGAATTTCCAGAAGTGCCTGTGTACTGTTGCCGAATCTTGTTACAAAATCAATCTCTCTCGCATTCACATCAGTGTATGTATTCGGGAGATTCGTTCTCGGTGTAGTTAAAGTTTCAACTGCCATTTTACCATCCTCCATGTGTGTTTGCATAATCCCGAATGGCCTGTTGCCTTTCGGATGTGTCTTTGATTTTCATGATGTCTTCTTTTGACATCTCCGAACCGCCATTGTTTGCAGGCGGCTTTGGTGTCTGTGCACCTTGTGTGGTCTGGTTTACAATGAAATCCGCCCACTCACTTTTGATGCCGGAAATAATGGATTTTGCATCCTTCACTTTGCCATCATCATCAAACTCAATATTTGACAGGTCAGAAACCTTGATGACAGAATCAATGCGCTTCTCGGAAACGCCTGCTTCCTTCAGCAAATCCCTGTATGCCTTTTCTTTTGATGCCTGTGTCTGCTTTGCATTCACATCCGCCTTGTAATCCTCAAATTCGGCCTGTAATGCTTTCAGCTTTTCGGTCACCTTTTCAGCATCTTCAAGCTTTGCCTGCGCCTTCACAAGTTCCTTGTCTGCATTCTGCAACTTTTCAACCTGTGCCTTGTAATCCTCCACATCTTTTCGCAGGGAATCCCTTTCATCCGTCAATCCGTTGATGGTATTCCTGTGCGCTTCAATGATTTGGTCAATCTGCGCTTCGGACAAATCCATTGCCTGCAACATCTTCTTTGTAAGTGCCATTTTCTTCTTCGCTCCTTTTTCTCGGTGTCAGTCTATCGACATTTGCGTTTCAGAATCCACACAGTCTATCGGCGGATTTCTGCTGTTTTGAATATAACAAAAAACATATGTTTTGTCAACTGATGCACCATTGTGATGCATCATGGTGCATTTTATTGCATTATAAACTTCTCCTATATATACACTCTTTCTATATACTTTTTTATTTTCGGGTAAAATGTAACATATTACACAGGGAAATATATATATATAATATATTATAAATATAGTATTTATCAGTATTTATTAAGGTTTTTCGAACAAATGTTCTAAAAAAAATGGTGCACTAAAAAAGAACACCTGTTCACGAACAGATGTTCCTTTTTTATATAAAAATTAAATTACGATTAAAGAAAGGAGTGTAAAAAGTAAATCGTAATTTAATTTTATGCCTTCAAAGCGGCTTCCAGAATTGCAGAATAATGGTCACCATGATTTGCCGCCGCATCTCGCAGAAAGTGTGCTTTTCCTGTCTGGTGTGTGGCATTATCCCTGTATTCCACATATGGCGCATACTCAACATTTGTGCCTATGTAAACCGCCCGCTCTTCATCCACAACTTGATTTGTGATGCTGTTTCGCAGTCTGCCTGTGTCAACAGGGCAATCATCCTTTGCATAGCCTTCTGCTGTCTGGCCTATTGACCGCAGGGCAACAAGCACCTGCTCCTTCATGGCGGCAATTGCCTCTTCAGTGTGGTCATTCTCGATTCGTACACTTGTTATTTTCGGCATGATGTCACCTTCCTTTGAAGTAATCTGCCCAGAAAGGATTTTCTTTGTCAAAGATTTCCTTCTGCTCCTTTGTCAGCTTGTGTGGATAATCGGCAAACATGTTGAATTTCTTCTTCTTGTCAAAAGAAAAAACGAATTCACCAATTGTATCTGCTCTATTATCAAGCCACCATATTTGATTGCCTTCCTCTTCCTTGTACCATACTTCTTTCATTTTATTCCTCCACCTGCACCTTTTTTCTGTTCTCCTGTGTTTGTGTTTATATATCCAAGGATTTGCTTGAATTCTTTTGTCTTTTGGTATGAATCCACTTCCATTAAATGATACATTCCTTGCGTTGTCTTTCTGCACCCAAATCTGTTGTACAATGTATCTGCAACAGTGTTTTTGTATTCTCCCCAAGGTGTTTTCTTTGTGTATTCCATATCGCGCCAACCATTTTTCTGGCTTGACTGCATTTCAAGATATTTCAATCCATCTGATGTGTTTTTGATGATTGCCGCATGCCTTCCTGTCACAAGCATATATTGTTTGTCTAATTCAAGTGTTTTGATAACTTTGGCAACATCTCTGGCTTCCTTTTTGACAAAATCAAATTTTACACTTGCATTTGCAGTCCTGCTTGCCTTCAACCAATTTTGCATCATAGAAAATGCTTTTTGACTGTTTCCGCCTCTGAAATCTGTGACATCCAATCCTAATTTATTGCCACAGTATGCCAATGCCAATGATGCACAAGAGCCAACAGTTTGGTCTGCGCCTGCTAATTTTTCTATGATTTCCTCTTCTGTCAATGTTTTTGTCAATTCTTCTACTTCTTTATATTTTACATTGTTCACATCCATATACTTCATCAAGTTTTCATAATACTTTTGATTTTCTTCATTCATAGGAACATATGAAGTATCAACATCAGATGCTTTTGTTTCTTTTTCTTCCTTTGGCTTTGGCTCAATGCCTCTTCTTCCACGCTCTTCATCCATCTGGCCTTCATGCATGGTGTCATCCCGCTCATAATCTACTCTTGAAATGCTACCATCCGCCCGCCGGAATCCAACAATCTCTGTCCGCATGGAACATCTGCAATTGTACACTTCAGCAGGGTCACCGCTAGGGTCTGCCGGATATTCAAGGCCATTTGAAAATGTGTCATTGATTCCAACTGTTTCACCATCCACATCCAGATGTGATGCTCTTGTCCGGCTGTCTGGTGTAGCAATCCACACTTTCTCCTGCACCACACCCTGTTCATCAAGTGTTTTATAGCTGTCAAGCCTTCCATGATTCTCTGCCTGTGTGACAAGTGTTCTGGCGGCTCTGGTAGCAGAAACATCATTGTTGTGGATAACATCAAGCAGGCTTTCAGAAATCTTTGGAATGCTGTCACCATTCAAGATGCCCTGCATCAGTTTGCTTGTCATCTGCTTTGTGTTCCATCTTTCATCTTTAGGAACATTGACCTTCCTTTTGGGCAAATCAATGTCACCATCCCGCCGTAATCTGTCAACTGTGGATGCATCAACCAATGAGAATGTGAACAAATCTTCATTGAAGCTGTATTCACTGTTCTCTGCAATATATCTTTCTCTGTCACTCTTGCTTGCCATCGACCTTCAAACCAACCTTCCTGCAATCCTCTGCTACTTGATTATAATTGATTGCATAGATTTCAGACATGGAATCATTGACTACATCCAATGCTTTCTGGTTTACATCTGCCATTATCTGTACAAATTCTTTGATGATGCTGTTGTATTCCTTGGATTCTATCGTATAACGCCGAATTTGCCCCATATAGGCTTCTTTTGCTTCTTTTTTGGATTCTTCATCATCCGCATCAATGAAAGCCTTGTATGCGCCTTCTGTGCGTTTGTAGACAGATGCCATGTATTTCTCATACTTTTTCTGTATATTCAACAAGGCAGGGTCTGTGTCATAAACCCTGCCCATCTGTCTTTCAATGCCCGCAAGCATTTTATCTGTCTTCTGTCTGGCCTTGTCCTCTGTCCTGCTCTTCGGTTTCATCTTCATTGCTCTGTTCATCCTCTATTGATTCAAACCGCTCCATCTCTTCCTGCTCCCTTTGCCCCAGAATGCTTTCAATTTCGTCTGGTGAAATAAAAGGCAGATGCTTCAGCACAGTTTCATCATCAAGGAATTGTGCGGCAGACAGAATCACCTGCGTTTCCTCTGTTTGATTCATCAGCTTTGACCGCTTGTATGTTGGTGCATCATCAACGCCTATCAGCGCAAGAATTTCTTTGATGAATGCAGTCACACAGGCTTCAAAATCATCACACTTCAGATTCAGATTGTCATAAGCCGCATTGATTGCTGTGGCTGTAACACTTCCTGCTGTGATTTTATCCGTATCAAGTGCCATTGCATCTCTGTACAGGGAATCCCGCAAATCCTGCAATCCTGCCTGCCGTGCTTGATATGGTACATCAATTGTGTGCGCTTCTGCCTTTGCTCCATCATCATCCACAACTGCCGCCTTGACAGTCTTCATGTGCTGAAGGAATGTCACAAGGTCAATATCATCCATTCCACCTGCATTTTGAAGTGTCCAATAAATCTGACTTGCATCATCAAGGTCATTTGCCAGACCGCTCTGAATCAAATCATATCCATCAATCTTTGACTGCAAACCAATCAATTCAGACTGATGCATGCTGTTTGCCCACAGCGGCACAATGGGAAAACTCGGATAGTTTTCACCATTCAGAATTTCTGTGCCATCAACAACGCTCTGGCGCACAATCTGCTTGTATGTCTGTTTCGGCTTCAGAATTGAGCCTTCGCCTTCCCGCCAGATGTATTCTGTGTAGCCATCTTCCTCATACAGTGTTGCCCGCAATGGCTTGTTGTCAGCAATCTGCCAGAATCTAATTCCGGCATGAATTCCGCCATCCTCTTCACCAAATAAAGGTGCAAATTCTGTGGCCTTGAACACCTCAACATGGTCAAGATTCCAAAAGCCATATGCAACGCCGCCCCACAATGATGCTTCGCCTGCTCTCAAAAGGATTCCATCAAAATCATCACCGCCAAGCTTGTCTTTGGTGTTGTCTTCATTAAAGGTTACACCATTGCCAAGCAGATATGAATTTTCCTGCCGGACAAAAATGGGAAAGAAAGCATTGCTGAATTTGTAATTTGCGCTGTAATTATCCGGCACAGCTTCACCACTCATTTTGTACAGCAACTTCTGATATCTACTGATTGTGGTGTTCCTTCGCCGGAAATACTCATATCCTGTGAATGCATCCACATACATTGCATCAGTCTTGTATGCATTGATTGCTTCACGGACAAATGCCATCTTGTCACTTGCTTCAAGCAAATCTTCATAGGTTTTCACATTATACCTCCGATTCTGTCAATTCATCATGCAATCCGATATCAACAGTGATGCCTGCCTTCTTGTATAACCTTCTGGCAAGGCATGCCGCCGAATCAGCGCAATCATCATGGTCAGCATCCTCATTGTAGTCAAGTATTTGACTGATATAGTCATCATCTGTTCCTTCTACGAATATAACATACTTCCAAATGGCTTTCAAGTATGTGGAAATCTTCAGATGCTTGTTCATTCCTTCATGATAGGTCACTGTACGCATTCCAAACTTGCGTTTCAAATCCTTGGCGGCAAATCCCTTGTCTGCATTGCTTTCAAGCATGCACTTGCCAAAAGAAAGCCGCATATAATCATCATATATGTCCTTGTAGCAGGATTCAACATGCTTCTGCCAACATCTGCCGTATACATAGAAATGCCCATCTTTGTATGCCATAGCTGTGAATGCTGTGAAATCCTCTCCACCATATGCGCAATCAATGTGGCACATTGCACCTGTGATGAATTCTGTTGATGCGCCCATTGGCCTTTCTACAAATAGCAGGTTTTCATCAGCAATGATTTTCAACTCATAGTTGCATGCAAACAGAGAAGGTGTCATGCTTTCCTTCTTCTCTTGAATCACTTCCTCGGTGATGATGCTTTTCACCTCTGGATGATAGCAGTCATACTTCACCAGATTTGGCATCAAATTGCTTGCATCATCCTTGTGCCAGATGGTCAGTGTGTTGATTATCCGGCCGCCTCTGTTTTTCAGATTCTGCAACTCTTGATATATCAGCTTTGTTCTTTCCCGCTCTGCTTTGCTGATTCTGTCCTTGATGTTGATGATATCATCTGTGAATATTCGGTCAAAGTGCTTTCCTGTTAAAGAAGACCCCATACCAATTCCAACAAGCTGTGATGTTCCCTTTGCATCCGTCACAAGATTTGTGGATATCTCAAAGACAGATTCAACAGTCAGATTGAGTGATACACCATAGATTGTCTGCACAAAATACTGTGTGTGCGGGTCTTTCAGAATCTTTGCTGTCTGCTTGATGATCTCTTTCACATCATCATCTGTCTTCCTCATGAACATGGTGCGCACTTTTGGAAGCAGGATGATAATGAGCGCAAGTGCAATGCTGTCGCAAGTCGTTTTGTATGTATTACGAGAAGCGGCAAGGCTCATATCATCCCTGCCGCATAGCATCTCTTTTATCCATCTATTATGTAATTTGGTCAGCTTTGTGAATCCCAAAAGATGCCCGAATTTGTATGGCTTATTCTTCAAGAATTGCACTGCATCATTCCGTGTCATCCAGAATTGCCGCCTCCACTTCATCAATCACAGATTGCTCCACCTCTGCCACCACAATTCTTTCAACAGGTTTCTGCCCAACAGTATCACGCAAGGTTTCAAATGCTTTCACATTGCCATTCATTGCCTGCTGAAATAGTTTTGCTGTGATTGCTTCTGCGCCTGTTATGGTCTTTCCTTCCTTGTCCTTGAAATCCTTTTCAAGCAGCATTTCAAGGGCATT